TTACAGATATAAGAAATAATAGATTTTCAGAGAATCTTGTTCTCGGTTGTAGACAATTTTGTCCACGATCTGTTTTAATGCTTCGTTCTTTTGTGCTGCAGTAAAAGAATCTGAGACTAGGATATCATAGACGCCCTGCACCCTCAACAGCATGTTGGCAGCAGGATTCGGCGTATCTTTTGGAGCATTGTCTTCCAGTTCTTTTAATTGTTCTTCCAAGTGTATGCGTTCTTTCTGAAGCAGTGCTTTATTCGCTTTATATTCCTCCAGAGTATCAATTCCCTCACGGTAAGAAGCTTTGATTCGTTCTTCTTTTCCGGAAAGACTTTCCAGACGACTGGTTAATATATTTTTCTCATTGGAGACTTCTATCGGCTGACGTTCTTTTAAGGTGTAAGAAATGTTGCCGGAGCTTAGAGATTCCTTGACGCAGGCAAGGACCTCTTTCTCCAGGACAAGGGAACTGATTCCATGTGGTTTCTCACATTTTCCTTTATGATATCCATAGCAAGAGAAGTAGGAGTATTTCTCGCCGTTCGCACGTTTCATGGTGGCAGCAGTCAATGTGCGTCCACATGTAGGACATTTCAGTAATCCGGATAGCCAGTGTTTATATGTAGAAGAGGGGCGTTTCCCGGAAGGTCTGTAGGTTGTTTCGAATCGTTTCTGTGCTGCATCAAATAATTCCTTTGTAATAATTGCCGGCTGTTGTCCTTTTGTGACGATCCATTCATCTTTATCCTTGATTCTGTTCGTACTGTTTTCTGTCCGGTTCCACCGAATCATACCGCAGTAGGAAGGATTCTGAATGATGTACTCAATAGATCTCCGCTCAAATGGTTTGCCTTGTGAGGTCTTAAGCCCAAGATTGTTCAGGCGTCTTGCAATATCAAAAAATCCGATTCCTTCATTCGCATACCAGTTAAATATCATGCGCACGATTTCTGCTTCTTCCGGGATAATTACCGGAGGCTTGCCATGCTCCACGACCTTGTATCCGAGTGGCGGACGGGCCTGGTATGCTCCACGGGTCGCATTTTCTTTCATGCCCCGGAATACCTCACCGGAAAGACGGATAGAGTAGTATTCGTCCATCCACTCAATAATACGCTCAATCAGAGAGCCGAAAGGATTATCTGAAAGAGGTTCGGAGATGCTCACGACTTCTACGTTGTGTTGCTTCTTGAGAAGAGACTTGTAGACAATGGATTCTTCCTGGTTCCGGGCAAATCGTGAGAACTTCCATACCAGGATCAGATCTACCGGGTGATCAGAACCCTTTGCAAGTCCGACCATCTCCTGGAAGCCTGGACGCTTTTCAGCTTTCCGGCCGGAGATTCCAAGGTCAGAGAAAATCTTAAGGATTACAATATTGTTCCTGGTAGCATACTCCCGGAGAAGATTCTCCTGAGAATCCGGAGAGATTTCTTCCTGATCGTGTGTAGATACGCGGATATAGCCATAGGCATATCTTAATTTACTCATCATATCACCTTCCTTAGTATATATGTGCGACGTCGCACAAATTTGCGTATAAAAATAACAGCCAAGCACAGAACAACAGTTCCGCTTGCAAGACTGCTCCGAAAATGATACAATATGACTTGAACAATCAGATATAGTATATCTTCGGATATGCGAGCCACCCTGAGCCAACGGGGTGGCGATTTCTATTTTATTTATACATTTCTTGTTGCATCTTCAAACTTATTCTATACTGTTCTGCATCTGGAACATCAATAAATTCCACTGTTTTATCAAAGTTTTTCTTTACAACATCTTTTATTTCATCAAGAGTTACGTGGAAGAATTCTCTACGCGTATTAACCATATTGAGTTTTCTGTCCTCAAAAGCTTTATGCAGTGCTGTTTCCAACGCTGGCGCATCATCAGAGAAAATCATAGCATGTACATCAAAGTTAAATGGCACAGATGCATCGCCAAGTTCATCAACGCGATCTTGTGGGTCCAATCGTCTTGTCATGCCGATCTTGTAAATATCTGGACCAAATGCTCCGATGTTGGATATTACGTATACATATCCAGCTCTTTGGTTTGCTTCTCTGTAATCAATATCTTTCATTGCTTTATCGATATCCTGCAATTGATTTTCGAGTTCAGACTTCTTAGCTAAAAGAGCAGAGTCTTCTGGAGATTGCTCTAACTGTTTCAGGATATGGTCATAAGCTGTTTGATAGTGAGTTTGTTCTTTTTCAATCTTTTTCCTCTGAGCTTCGATTTCTTTTTGAAGTCTGGCAGCTTCGCGAAGTTCTGCACGGGCAGCTTTTTGAGCTTCTTTTTCTTCCTGTTTCTTTTGCTGATATTCAAATGCTAATCGAAGTTCTTCAACTTTTAAATTCAAATATGCAGATTTTATGGAAATATCCATAATTGTTCCAAGCTTCGAAATAGACTCTGCGGATTTGTAAATTCGGTTCAACGATGCATCATAGTTAGTATATTTTACGTTAGATATAAGATCATCGCATTCGGTGTTAAATGCCCGAAGTAAAAGCTTTTGCGTGTCATTAACCATTTTCCGTCCTTTAGAGAGGCTATCATTTACCCGCCAATTTGTATTTCCAGTTACAGCATCTTTATTTTTTATAAGAGTCTTTTGCTTTGCACGTATCTCAGCCAATTTATCTTTATAGTCAAGAGCATTTGCAAAGCTATAATGTGGACGGTACAATCCAAACTCTTGAACAAGAATTTCATCGTCCAAATCTATAATCTGCTTTTCGCGGTTCCTTATCTCGTTATCCAGATTCTCAATATTAGATACACGGCGCGAAATGTCAGCTTCAATATCTTTTATGTTGCTTTCCAAAGATGATTTTTGAGAGTTGAGCTTGTCTATAAGTCCGTGAAGTTTTTGCGCATCTTGCATTTCTGGTGTGAGTAAAGATTGCGCATGATTTAACTCTCCCTGTAAACGTGCATTTTCTTGTTTTAGTTCTTCAATTTCATTTTTAAATTGTCCAGTTTTAAAAATATCACCAATTCCCATATTTTTCTCCTTCTTTAGTAGAGTGAAAATAAGTAAGTTTAAATAAGTTTTTATATAAACACCAAAGCGATTATATATGTTTAAAATTTTCGACGAAGCTCTACGACTTTACCAATAATCTTCACCGGTTTTTCGTCAATCTCTTCCCGGCTAAAATACATCGGTTCATAATTAGGATTTAATGAGATAAGAGCAATACTGTCTGCATACTTCTTTAGTCTCTTACACACACCATCATTCCCGTTCACAAGAGCAATTACAATCTCGTCGGATTCCGCATCATCCTGTCTTTTTACAATTACAGTATCTCCATTATGAATATCCGGCTCCATCGAATCACCGCTGATTCGAAGTCCGAAGAACTCACCGGTCCGTGCCAGTTCCTCGGGAATTTCTTCTTCGTCGATAACATCTTCAATTGCCTCCAGTGGAATGCCTGCAGCAACTCGACCATATATTTTAATTTTGATACCTTCAGATAAACTTGATTGATCAACTGAGGTTCCATCAAGTCCCATTAATATACCAGGAGCGGTATTTAAAACTTTTGCAAATGCAATAATTTTAGATTGAGGAAGATCTATGACGCCTTTCTCGATTTTAGCAATCATACTTTTATCGGCATAACCCATTTTAGAAGCCAAATCGGATTGAGTCATATTTAATTCAATTCTTCTTGATTTTATATTTTTATACAGTTGTAACATTCATTCACCTCATTTCATAATCCTACAATAGCATATGATTGAAAATAATTCAACATTTTTGTGTAAATAGGTTGACAGAAATGCAACAGAGTGATATAAAAGAGGTAGTTGAATTAAATGCAACTAGAAAGGAGTGGATAAAATGCCGGATATAAAGATGCTAAAGGATAAAATAACAGATAGTGGAATGACAGTAAAAGCAGTTGCTGAAAAATCAGGTATTTTGAGAGAAACATTATACAATCGACTTAAGGGAGTGGGCGAATTCACGGCTTCGGAAATAGTATCGTTGTCAAATGTTTTGAATTTATCTCAAACAGAACGAGATGATATTTTTTTAAAATAAAAGTTGAATAAAATGCAACTTAAATAGAGAAAGAGAGGTGAGTAAGGTGAGAGACGATAAAAAGAAACTGCCAAAGATAACGGCTTCAGACGTAGGAATAGCACTTTCAATATTTTTATTACTTTTTCAGTTATTTTGCCATGTTATACTCCCAAGATTGACTTAACAAAATCAATTACTTCGGAATGATGAATGTGGGAGGTGAGTAGAGTGTGGACATTAATATTATATGTTTTATAGCTGTAATGATTATAGCAATAGTATGTGGAAGCGTTGAAATTAAAATGAAGCCTCCGCATTGGAAGCTTCAAGTTACATGGATTGCTCTGATGGAAGTATTAGCTGTTCTCCTTTTAATAAACAGGCTAATGATTTAGCTATGCTATTAAAAAGTTTGAGAGCACCGTCCCAATCGTCGCAATCAATTTTATTATTCAAATCGTCAAGAAATGGCCATAAAGATTGTGGAGTATAAGCATATATGCGGAAAAAACTTTCTGCACATTCCTTACGTGCCGGAGCGCTCGGGCGGGAAACACATCTACCAACTTTGGTGATAAACTCTTCGATTGTTGAAACAAGAGCATTGTTGTAAGCATCAGAGTGTTTTTCCTGAATATCAAGTTCACGCAGTTTAAGTTGATGACGATTAGAAAGAATTGTTGTAATCGCAGGACTGATGATAGAAATAGCCAAAGCAATCCATGCAGCGGTAGCACTCCAATCAATTTGATGTTCCATAAAAAAGACTCCTTTTATAAATACTCGGCATGGTAGTGCCTGTATCTAAAGTATAGGAGAGATTGAGGAAAGATGCAATAGAAGAGAGGTGGACGAAATGAAGCGGTTATGTCCAGTATGTTTTGCGGAATTACCCGCACAAGCAAATTACTGTCCGATATGCGGAAAATGCATGAGAGATGCCGTGGAGCAGATTAGTCAGTATATAGGAGAAGCGCCGATAACAACAGTAGTTGAAATAAAGGATTGTGCGATTCGCATTGGCATGAAGAAATAGGAAGGTGAGTAGATGAAACTGAGAAAGATAATTGGCTGGATACTAGTTTTTACGCCATCGGCATTAATAGAAGCTATAAGTATTTTGCCTAATGCCATTGGAATGATGATATTAATTTTTTTATTATTTCTTGGCGTATTCACAATTGTGCGAAAAGGATTGCATCTCATAGCAACAAGTACAAACCGTACCACATAACTTATAGAAGAGGTGGTGGAATTGAAACATTTTAACATTGTAGTAATTAACGGAGAAGAAAAAGAAATTTCTTCTCTTTCCAAGGAAGAACGGCAGAGGTTGGTAGACGAATGGAACCGGCGGGCGCTGGAGCAACTTGGATATAAGCGAGAGAAAACCGCTTAAGCGGTAGGAAGGAGGACAAGCTTGAGAAAAAGAAAATCAACAAATATGGTACTGAGAGATGATGCACCATGGGAAGTCAGGCGTAGGATTCACCAGTTGGAAAGAGAGCGATATGTTCTTTGCATCAAAAGTTTAATTATTCCAGATGTAATGCTGGCACTGGCAGCAGTCTTTGTCATTATGTGCCGTATTTCGATTGGGTAGAGGAGGTGTAAATCATGAATGATATCGCGAAAGAGGCGTTGTTTCGAAGATGTGCAGATCAGTGTGATACGACCGAAATGATGTCAAGAGATATGGTCGGGTATCAGACTGAATTTGAGGAGTTTCAAAGACTTCACAGGGAGATCGAAGATGCAGATCTTGAGGACGAGTACCAGGAGTGGAGAAAAGCTAACGGATACATAAAATGGGAGGAAATACGTGAAATCCCGAAGTTGTTGACGAAAGAAGAATTTGAGTCCGAGCTGGAGAACATTAAAAAGGTATTGGAAGAACATAATTTCAGCTCACAGTCTTCCAAAATATATTATTTGATCGGTTGGATCACTGCTGGACCGACAATTCATACGCCAGATCAGTTGAACCAGATATTTGCTCTGGCAAATTAAAAATGAGTGCTCACAAAAGCCCGGCAAGGCTGGAGCACTCGGTAAAACAACCAATTTTATTATAGGAACAGAAAGGCGGTCAGTCAATGATTATAAGAAATTCTATGGCAGCAGTCCGCATTGAGGTGATCGTAAATGGCTAAAAAGCTGTGGAGCGTGTTCACGAAAGACATGACGCATTGTTATTTCACGGGGACACCGAGCTGTCACAGGCACCATATATTTTACGGACCATACAGAAAGAAGTCTGAACAATATGGTTTCATAATTCCCATAGCATACTATCTACATGAGCACGAAAAAGACAGCGTTCATGAGAATCCCAATCACGGGTTGGATCTGCAGCTCAAGCAGATGGCACAGCGGTACTGGGAGGAACATTATGGAACCAGAGAAGAGTTCATTCAGACTTTCGGAAAGAACAGATTGTAAAGAACATCTGATATAAAGTCAGAGTTTTTAATAAATTACACAGGAGGTATGTTAAGCAATGAGACACTTTAACCTGGAAACATTTGCGGGCGGTGAACTCAGCAGACAGATCAACCGAGATATTGAGGCGGTCATGAGAAATGTTGTTGATCCGAACACAGATGTGAAAGCCAAGCGAAAGATCACTGTCACGATTGAGTTCAAGCCAAATGAGCAGAGGAACTTTATCACGACTAATGTGAATTCGAAGCCAACACTCGCACCGGCGCTTGGAGCTGTTACAGCGCTGGGCGTTCAGCAGGATTTGACGAGCGGAGCAATTGATGCGGCAGAAATCGGAAGTAAAATGCCTGAAGCAACTGTAAAGGTCGAGGGTAAGACCGTGGATACAGAGACAGGCGAAATCATGGAAAAAGGCAGCAAAGTAGTAGATCTTAGAAAGAGAGAAGCATAAGGAGGACTTAAGATGATGGAAGGATTAAAAGAAGCATTACAGTATATTACAGGTCTGAAGGCAGAGAGCATGGAGCCGAAGTTATTGGAGATTAATGGTGAGACGTATTGTACCAAGGACCTTACCAGATATCATAACTTTCCAATGGCAAGAGATTTGTCTGTAAATACATTAACAGCACTGGTGGATTATATCAAAGGAAAGCCGGAAGAGTTAAGAGAATCTTCCATTCTTCATGTAGTGAGTCCAACAAGGGTTCTTTTATTCTCAGGACTTATTGATGAGAGGAACAGAGAGACATTGATGACAGCAAGCGCAATTGTGAATGAGTTCCGGTTTGATGATTATTATGACCAGGAGCGCTTCCTGATTGAGCTGCAGGCGAACTTTGTAGATAATATAGACTTGACTACAATCATGCAGGTAGCCGGCAATATCAAATCCGGAACAACGGCTAATTATTCCGATGATGGTGTATCTCAGAAGACAACCATCAAATCAGGTGTGGAACTGGCAGATGTGATCGTGCCGAATCCGGTCAGGCTCAGACCGTATCGTACATTTGCAGAGATTGAGCAACCGGAGAGTTCCTATGTATTCCGCATTAAGGACAGCGAGAGAGGACCACAGTTCAAACTGGTCGAAGCTGACGGCGGACTGTGGAAGAATGTGACCATGAAGAAAATCAAGGAATATCTGGAATATGAACTTTCCGAGGAATTAAAGGAGTATCACATTACTGTGATTGCGTAGGTAACAGCACCTTAGGTTTTTATTGTATCACGAATAACTCCCTGTACGGGCAGTGCAGGGAGAAAAGGAGAATAAGAAGTGTCAGGACGACCAAAACAGGGGATAGATTACGCTGGTTGGTCGGTTGATATATTTGACGGAGACAAGAAGATAGACAAGCTCTTGGACGCAAAAGGCTGGAAAGGCTTCGGGATATATTTCTTTTTATGTCAGAGAGCGTACAGGGTAAATGGATATTTCTATGAATGGGGCTATGACGACTGTGCAACGACTGCAAGGAAGATGGGCGGCGGCATCAGTTCCGGTACAGTGAAAGAAACTGTGGACTACTGCTTGCAGGTGGATCTCTTTGATAAGAGGTTATTTGACGAGTGGGGAGTGCTTACCAGTAGAGGTATCCAACGGCGTTTCTGGACAGTATTGTCAGAACGACGGAATAAAACTGTATATAGTGAATATTGGCTTTTGAAACCCGAAGAATGCAAAGGCTTAGTTAAAGTCAACCTTTTTTCAAATGTGCAACCGACAAATGACCATTTGCAGGGTACAGATAATGATTCGCCCCCTATAAAGGAAAGTAAAGTAAATAAAAAAATATATATAGCGTTTCAGCCGGAAGTGGAACAGGCTTTTCAGTTGTACCTGCTTGTCCGTGAAAATAATTATGGATCCATCATTCCGGAACAGGTGGAGGCTCTAAGGGAAGAACTTGTGTCATTAACGAGCGATCCGGGAAAGCAATTAACCATTGTAAAGAAAGCAACTTCATGGGGAACGAAAGGTTTTGAGGATACTGAGAAGAAAACGAAGAGCCGGAAACCTCAGAAGTCAAGATTCAACAATTATACCGGTCGTGATTATGACATGAACGCATTGGAGCTACAGATGCTAGGAGGAAACAATGAGTGAGATTGAGAAAAAGGAAGAGTGGTATCTGAATATTGATTATCGGGAAGCAAAAGAGATTATCCGGAATAAGCTGCAGGGCATGACACAGAACTTTATCGGAATCGGATTTTATCTCAGACAGATCAAGGAATCAGAAGGCTTCCGGAAAGACGGATATGCAAGTGTTTACGAATTTGCTGAAGACCAATATGGCATCAAGAGATCTACAGCAATCCGCTGGATGCAGATGAATGAGAAGTTCTCCCAAGGAGGATATAGCCCATTCCTGGATAGCGGTTATAAGGATTTCGGTAAGAGCCAGCTCCAGGAAATGTTATATCTGGACAGTGAGCAGTTGGAGGAAGTAAAGCCAGAAATGACAGTCCGGGAAATCAGAGAGATTCGAACACCGGATCCGGAACCCGAAGAGCAGCTTCCCGGTCAGATGAGCGTGGAAGATTTTCCGGAAGTTCTGCCGGAGCAGGAAGAAAAGACAAAAGTAGAACTGCAGAAGCCGACAGAAGAAGTATGGGAATACTTAAATGCATTTGCAAGAGGATTTATAAAACTTCGCAAGAATTGGTTCCTGGAGAACTATCAGAACAGAGTTATGGATGTGACTACAAGTCCTATACTGATCAGACAGGAATTCTGTGAAGGGAGAAGCAGAACTCATTATTTTGAAATTAGAGAAAAATCAGCATTTATTAATCTCTTTGATGATTATATCCAGGTTTTTTCGGTAAATTGTGACTATCTGGGTGACTACGACTGGTTCTACCTGGCAGCAGCCATACAGTCCATGTGGAATGTAGTCGCAATAGAAGAGGCACAGCAGAAGATTGAAGAACAGCCGAGTGAGGAAGTGTGCGACGTCGCACAATCGGAAAATACAGATTGCAAACCAGAACAGTCAAGCTGTCCTCCAGGACAGACAAGTTGTCCGAGAGAGAACTGGGGAACTTCAGACGAGGACCAGTTACAAGGATGGAGAGAATGCGCAGCTTGCTGGAATCATTACAAGAAATTGCATGAGCATGATGAAGAGATTCCCAAAGAGGAAAATGTGGGAATTGAAATTCCTCAGGACATAATGGAAGAAGTAACAGAGCCTGTGGAGGATTATCAGGAGATTTCGGAAGAAAATGAACCGGTCATTGTGGAACAGCCGGAAGGTATTGCAATTGTTGATGCTCCATCAGAGCCAGAGTTGTACGAAGAAGTATCTGAGAAGACCGATATCGATATTGCAAGGGAAGAGAATCAGAAAGCCCGGATGTATCTGGAGATGGCTGAAAAAGAATTCAGTCAAAATGATATCAGAGTCCGGAAGCAGAAGATATTAGTTGCAGCACTGGCAGGATATATCCATGATCTGGATATGGTATTGAATCCTCCGGAAGAACCAGAACAGCCGGAACTTCCAAAACTCAAGAATAACGACCAGCGGAAAGAATGGCTAAATAACTATAAAGAATGGGGATTATGGTACCGGGATGAAAATATAGATGTGAATTATTACAAGTATGATTTCGATGATGGCAGCAGGCTGGTGGTAGCAGAGTATCCTCAGAGAGAACAAGCTTGGAAATGTGTACCTCGTGATGAGCATTATTATCACCTATTGGAAAAAGGGAGAAGAAAAGCAGGTACCACAGATGAAATTTATGATCATCAGTATATACAATATGCAGACAGTGAAACGTATTTGGTGGAATTTCTTAAGAATTTGCAGAAGGGAGAGAAGTAGATGACTCCGGCAGAAAAACAGGAAGTAATCTGGATGTTTCTAGACCAAGGACTTACAAAGAAAGAGATTGCAGAAAGAACAGGCATTCCTTATGGAACAGTATATATGCATGCAAAACGGAAGCGAGAGCATGATGAGGCAGATATGACTGGAGATAACTCTGACCGTCATAAATGCAGGACATGTCAGTATCGCCATAGTGATGCAGGCGGTTGTGATTACTGTATCCATACCGGTAGGGAACGTGGTTGTGACGTGGAAGTATGTGATAAGGCAGTGGTAGGAGAAAGATTGACGAAGAAATAGGAGGAGCTGAGATAAATGAATAATCAACGAGCAATAGACAGATTGACGAAGCATTTGGAATGGGGCTGGTCTAAGAAAACAGTAGATGCTATTGAAAGGGGGATACATGCACTGAAAGAAACTCAGTGGATTCCATGTAGTGAGAGAATGCCAAAAGAACGCGACAGCATGTTTGCAAGATGGAAAGGCACTGACAAATGGACGGAAGCAATGTTTGAAAAGAGGTCCGATACTGTGATTGCGACTATAGAGTATAGCAATGGCAAAAGGACAGTGGCACCGGCTTATACAACGGATGGTAAATGGAGATGTGATTGCATTATAGGAGATGACGGGGAAGTGATAGCCTGGATGCCGTTGCCGGAACCATATAAAGAGGAAAAACAGAATGACAAATAGGGAGTATATGATAAATCTATTGCTGGACGGTTTGGAATCTAGCGGAAGATGTTTGAATCGAGTAAGCATTGATGATGCCGGTTCAAGCGAAGAAGCTATGATTTATTACAACATAAATTGTCCATATTATGCAGGTGATAAAAGAGCATATTGCCGAAAAGAAGGTAGTCTTGTACTAAGTAGAGAGGTATGCGTAGCTTGTAAAGCACATTGGCTTGAACAGGAAGTTGATGAATAAAAAAACGACGAAGGAGATGGTGGTAATGAATAACAATATTCCAGAAAATAAGAACAAATACAAGAACAACTGCCGGAAGGCTCATGCAGATTATTACAGAGATGACCGGAATAAGATGATTGAAGCAAGGAGGCTTAGAAAGAAATGTGGACCATTAAATCGGACGAACGTCTTGAATTATATGATGAAGAAGAGGACGAAGTAATTGCAATATTACTCTGGGACGAGAGATTCTTGAACTGGAAATTGTATTATAGGTATACAGGAGGGAGTGGATATGCCTATCTGGATTCCATGGAAGGATTTGGAAAGCTTGATATTGAACCAGTAGAGATGGCAGCAGTCGAGACCATTATAGACTACTGCAAGGAAAAGGCAAACCTTTGGGAAGGACGTGCAGAGGATATGGAGGCGATGATGTGAAATGGATCCGGGAAAACATGAATCAGATAAACCTGGTAGAGGAAGGAAAAAAGATAGCATACATTGCCTATATTAACTGGGAATGGAAATTATTTGAAGGTGGCGAAGAGTGGTGTGTTGGTCTGAAGGTCTATAATTCGCACCAGGTAGAAGAGGCGCAGCGGGCAGCAGTCAATGAGCTGATTCGGTATCACACAGAAAAAGCAGAGTTGTTCCAGAAATATAAAATGGAGACAGCAGCATAAAGCGGAGGAGGTGAAAGCCGTTGGCGTACATGGAAAGTTATGAGCAGCTGGTATTTGCAATCGTGAAGTTAGCTGTAGAAGATTATCGCAGTGCATTAAAACGATTGAAAAGACATTCGAATGACCAGCAGGCATTATGGAGTAAAGCTGATTGCGAACGATTCTTCCGGAATGATATTGGAACATATTGTAATCTGGACGAAGAAAAGATTATGAAAGCTATTCAGGAACAGGTGGGATATAACGATGGATAGAAAGCAGTTGAAAAAGTATAAATCCAACAAAAGAAGAATAGCCGGAATCAAGAAGACAATAGACAGATTAGTGGAGCAGTTGGATAATGTTCCGGTAGTACCGGGCAAGGTCACAAAGTCAGGTGATGAATTTCCATATATTGAGCAGCATGTAAAGGTAGTAATGGAAGAACCAAAGGAAGCGACCAGGTTAAAAGAACGCATCAGAGAGAAGCAGCAAGATCTCAGCAGATTGGAGCAGGAGAACGAAGAAGTAGAAAGGTATATATCACAGTTACCTGTAGGCATGAAAAAAGAGATATTTGAAATGGTGTATCTGGACGGAATGACACAGAAAGAAGCTGGTGAGAGTTTAGGATATACCCAATCAATGGTATCCAAGGTAATAAATGCAGACATAAAAGATTCATAACATTCATATTTTAGATGTGTTATTGTTATAATGAACTTAGTGGAAAAACAGATTTCATTATGGTTTCACAATCCCCTTACAAGGTATATACAGTCCTAGAAGGAACGGCTTGGCAACAGGCTGTTCTTTTGTTGTGCAGGATAAAAAAGAAGTAGTAGATATTTATAATAAAGAGAAGACGATGATGGCAGCAGTCAATTGATTGCTGCCATTTGCATGCAAGGAGAAAGTAAATATTGAAGAGGAATAGACCAGATAAAGACGGTACCCACCGTGGAGCTTTTGAAAAGAATAAGAAAAAGATTTATGCAACCCAGACTGTGTGTGGAATATGTGGAAAGCCTGTGGACTTTTCACTCAAGTATCCACATCCGTTGTCGCCATGCATAGATCATATTATTCCAATCGCGAAAGGTGGACATCCATCTGACTTGGATAATATGCAGCTTGCACATTGGACCTGTAACAGACAGAAGAGCGACAAGCTGATAGACAGTAGAGGCGGAGGAAAACAAGAAGAATCAATTGGAAACAGGGTACTTCCTCATACATTTGATTGGAGTAATTATAGACCTAAATAATCTTGACGGATAGGGGGCATACCTCCCCCACCTCGGGTGCGCGCGGACTTCACACCGTCACTGCGAAAAAAAACACACGCTGAGAGAAAATGGCGTGGAAAGGAGAAATAAATGGCAGATTACAGGGGCATAGATTACCTAAGGAAAAAGCTGAATCGAAAGAGAAGCCGAGTATTAAGACGGTATAAATTCTATGAAATGAAAAATATAGCGCGGGACATGGGAATTGCCACACCACCTAGCCTGCAATGGTTACAAGCAGTACTTGGATGGAATGCAAAGGCCGTAGATTCGATTGCGGACAGGCTAGTGTTCCGTGGGTTTCGCGATGACAATTTTGACATGACAGGGATATTTCGAATGAATAATCCGGATATATTATATGATTCCGCGGTACTGTCGGCATTGATTTCTTCCTGCTGTTTCATCTACATCTCGAAAGGTGAAGATGACTTCCCGAGATTACAGGTAATTGATGGAGCAAATGCGACTGGAATTATCAATCCAATTACAAATCTGCTCACGGAAGGCTATGCAGTACTGGAACGCGATGACAATGGAAAAGTGACCGTAGAGGCTTATTTTGTAGAAGGGTGGACAGTAATCTACAGAAACGGAGTACTTGTTCAGCTTTTTGATGATAACGCACCAGCACCGCTACTGGTGCCAATCATATTCCGACCGGATGCTAAGAGAGCATTTGGTCATTCTAGAATCAGCCGGGCATGTATGTCAATTACAGAATCAGCAATGAGAACTTTGAAGCGATCTGAGATAACTGCAGAGTTTTATTCATTTCCGCAAAAATATGTAGTTGGTCTGGATCCGGACGCAGAACAGATGGATAAGTGGAAAGCTACTGTATCGAGCTTATTACAATTTGATAAAGATGAGGAGGGAGATTCGCCGACTTTAGGACAATTCCAGCAGCAGTCTATGGCACCACATTTAGATCAACTTAAAATGTTTGCCGCGTTGTTTGCCGGAGAGACCGGATTGACCCTTGATGACTTAGGATTTGCAACGGAGAATCCGGCTAGCCAGGAAGCAATCAAGGCATCACACGAGAATCTGAGACTGACAGCAAGAAAAGCACAGCGAGCATTTGGTAGTGGATTTCTGAATGCTGGCTATCTGGCTGCATGTCTACGTGATGATTATCAATATTACCGTAATCAGGTATATATGACGACGCCAATCTGGGAACCAGTGTTTGAACCAGATGCAGCAATGCTGTCCAATATTGGAGATGGAGCAATTAAGATTAACCAGGCAGTGCCAGGATATTTCAATGCAGATAACTTAAGAGATTTAACTGGAATTAACATGAGTAATCTGCCAGTAACTTCGGAGGTGTAGCCTATGGAGGACATCACACCAGGACTTTTGGAGAAGATACAGAAACAATTCTATCATGATATTGAAAAGAGCAGCATCATTAAAAACTTCAAAAAACAGGCGCAGAGAGGTAAGACTTCATACAGCCAAGCAAACGAGGTGGCACAAGAGATTGGGAAAATCTTAGCGCAATCATATTCGGACAACTTATCATCTGATATATTGCCAGATGGAAAGATGTATTATAACATTGCTTCCCGAGTATTGGATCCGACGTTGAAGGAAGCTTATGAGATGGCGGCAGATAATGCAGCTATTGTACAGCAGATCATGAACGAAGCAGCAGGCATTGGAATTAAAACAATAAGAGCACAAATCCAACAGGATAATATAAATGGTATTGTAAATCGGATTTCAAGTGAGGAATATTTTGATGATGTGAAATGGATTCTCGATGCACCTGTACGGAATTTGGTTCAGAAAGCAATGGACGATACTGTTCAAAAAAATGCAGATTTTCATGCAAAAGCTGGATTGAGACCAAAGATTATACGGAGATCCTCCGGACATTGTTGCGAATGGTGTAATCAGGTAGCTGGAACATATGTATATCCAGATGTTCCTAAAGATGTGTTTCGGAGACATGATAATTGTGATTGCATTGTTGAGTATTATCCGGGAGACGGTAAAAAGCAAAATGTATGGACAAAAGAATGGAAATACGAAAAAGAATCTGATAAAATAGAGGAAAGAAAAGCAAGAGAAAAAAATGAATTAGCAATCAGGATAGCTGAACACCCAAAGATGTTTCAGGCATATACACCGGAAGGATTGAAAAAAGCATTGGAGAAAGCCGGATATGAAGTTAAACCATTAGGAAGAGGGAGCTTAAAAGGCATACCATTTGAAGAAGGCGGTGGATTTCGAGTCTCTTATGATGGGGACGGATATTTACAATATCATCCTGAAACCAATAGCCATCATGGAGAAGCCTATTATAAAACATCAAGCGGAAGAACAGGGACAAAGCGCTATAATCTGAATGGAGATGAGAAAAATGACTAAGACGAGAGAAAGCGTTGAATATATTGAAAACAGATTGAGAAAAATATATGAAGAACGTAAAATCAATAATGAAGATTGGTTTATTTTACCGAATCAAGTAGCCATACATATTGATATTATAGAAAAAAAACGTCTCGTAATTGAATTCGCAGATAATGAGGAAAAAGCCAAAACACACATGGCTGATGATGGACAATCATATTATCTCGATGATTATACACTTGAAGAGATGTTCAATGAAATGATAAAAGAAATTGAGAATGAAATATGATTACCCGAGCAAAAAGAGGATAAAAACATGACATATGATGAAGTAAAAAGATTTTTGCACAAAAAAATTATTGTGACAGATATAGACGGAAATCGTATAAAAGGGATATTCACCAATACAGTGTCAGAATACGACACATCGTCTGGAAAAGAAGAAATAGAACTAGATGCCGGAAAAGTATTTTATGGAATTCCGCTAGATGAAATAAAAGATATAATAGAGATTAAATAAGCTGCCAGATTATTCTGGTGGCTTATATTTTTTGAGGAGGCTACATGGGAGAAGTAAGGAAGGGGCGGCAGACCCCGACACAATCTGTCGTGCTGCCTTATTCTTCAACATATGGAGCTGAAGCAATAGACATTTACAATTCGACAGGAAGAACTGCACAGGAGTGGCAGGAGCTTCTACTGTCAGACATTTTGGCCGTAAACGAAGAGGGGTTATGGGTACATACCAAATTCGGGTATTCAGTCCCAAGGCGTAATGGAAAGAATGAAATTGTTGCAATAAGGGAGATGTATGGATTAAAGAAAGGCGAAAGAATCCTACATACAGCACATAGAACCACAACTACACACAGCGCATGGGAACGACTTTCGAATTTGCTAAAGAAAGCAAATATCGAGGTCGTTTCTTCATATAAGGCATTTGGAAAAGAACATTTGGAAGTTGCTGGCGGTGGAATTATCGAATTCCGAACCAGAACATCAAAAGGTGGTCTGGGAGAAGGATTTGATTTATTGGTTATCGATGAGGCACAAGAGTACCAAGATGATCAGGAGAGTGCATTAAAATATGTCGTTACAGATAGCAAGAATCCACAGACAATTTTTTGTGGAACACCACCAACTCCTGTAAGCTCCGGAACGGTTTTCACAAAATTCCGTAAGGCAACCTTGGAAGGGCAAACGGTTAACTCCGGGTGGGCGGAATGGTCCGTGCCGGAGCAGACAGATATAAGAGATATAGATGCCTGGTACGAGACAAATCCATCTCTTGGAACTGTATTCACGGAAAGGTCTGTAACGGATGAGATTGGTTCAGATCCGATTGATTTTAATATCCAGCGATTAGGATTATGGATTCGCTATAATCAGAAATCAGCTATCAGCGCAACAGAATGGAATGAACTGAAAGCTGATGCCCCACCGGAGCTTACAGGAGATCTTTTTGTAGGGATCAAATACAGCAAAGATGGGAATGTGGCAATGGGAGTTGCGTCTAAAACGAGAGATGGCAAGATATTTTTAGAGTGTATCGATTGTCGTGAAGTACGTGCAGGTGATACATGGATACTAGCATATTTGAAAAACTGGAAAGCGAGAAAGGTGATTATAGATGGAGCATCAGGACAGCAGTTAATGGAAAATGAAATGAAAGATTGTGGTATAAAAAATTCACACCTTCCGACAGTGAAGGAAATCATTGCCGCGAATGCCTCGTTTGAACAAGGGCTATATCAAAAAAATATTATCCATTTCGGGCAGCCATCATTAGTACAGGTAGTAAGCAACTGTGAAAAAAGAACAATAGGAACTAATGGTGGATTTGGCTACAAGGCAATGAAAGAAGAGATGGAGATTGCGTTGCTTGACAGTATCATACTTGCATACTGGGCGTGCAGTGAGACGAAAACGAAGAAAAGAAAACAAAGAGTTAGTTGTTAAGAGACACCTTAGGGTGTCTTTTTACATATTACGCAACCCAGCGGTTAATGGAGAAAGGAGTAACAAAATGGCAGAATTTACACCAATTACAACACAGGAGCAGCTTGATAAAGTAATCGGAGAGCGCATTGCGGGAGTGAAAGCAAAATATGAAGGCTTTGATGGTTACAAGAAAAAAGCAGAAGATTATGATGTTCTAAAAGCAAAATCCGATGGTTTTGAACAGCAGATTGCAGCGTTGAACAAGGAAATTAACGGTGATGGAGAAAAGAACCTCGGATACAAGAAACAGCTTGAAGAGGCACAGGGCAAGATCAAGGGATACGAGACCAGTTCTCTCAAGATGAGAATTGCACATGAAAATGGAATCCCATATGAACTTGCAGGTAGATTAAGTGGATCTGATGAAGAGGAAATCAAGAAAGATGCTGAGACAATGGCAAAATTCTTGAGAAAAAAAGATGTTCCTCCACTTGCAGGAGGAGATCCACAAAAAATTGATGACAAAAAGACAGCAATGAAAGGCATGCTGGCTAGTTTGAAAGGAGAATAAAAAATATGGCAACATCAAAAGGAACAATGTTTGACCCTACACTGGTCAAAGATCTTATTACAAAAGTAAAAGGGAAGTCAGCACTGGCTGCATTATGTGGTCAGACACCGATTCCATTTAATGGATTGAAAGAAATGATTTTTTCTATGGACAATGAAATTGATATTGTCGCAGAGAATGGAAAGAAAACCGAAGGCGGTATTGCTATCGCACCAGTTAAAATTGTACCGGTTAAGTTTGAATATGGTGCAAGAATTTCTGATGAATTTATGATTGCTACAGAAGAAGAGCAGTTGGATATTTTAACAGCATTTAATGATGGATTTGCGAAGAAAGTAGCGAAAGGACTTGACCTTGCAGCTATGCATGGTATTAACCCAAGAACGGGAACAGCATCTGCTGTAATTGGAGACAATCATTTTGATGCGAAAGTTACGCAAACTATAGATTATGCGTCAGCAGCACCGGATACAAATCTGGAAGATGCGATTGCGGTAGTAGATGGTTCTGAAGGAGATGTAACAGGACTCGCGCTTTCGAAGACGTTCGGATCAGCGATGGCAAAAGTCAAAGCGAATGGAATCAAGCAGTATCCGGAATTTGCATTTGGAGCATCACCTGCAACGTTTAATGGAATACCGACAAGCGTCAACAAAACTGTATCTAGCGGAACAACGAAAGACCACGGTATTATTGGAGACTTCCAGGGAGCGGTTAAATGGGGATATTCAAAGGAAATTCCTATGGAAATTATTCAGTATGGTGATCCGGACAACTCAGGAAAAGACTTAAAAGGATATGGTCAGATCTATATCCGTGCAGAAGTATATCTGGGATGGGGAATCTTGGTGCCAGAATGGTTTGCAAGAATTAAGGAGGCATAGTATGAAGTATAAAAATACAAAAACGGGCGCAATTATTGAGACAAGTACAAAGGTTTCCGGCGAAAACTGGGAACCTTTTACCGGCAAAGAATCCGAGGAGAAAAAAACGCCATCTAAAAAGCAGAAGGCTAACAAAGCGGAAGGCGATTCCAAAGACGATGCACAAGAGGGCACAGAATAATGGATTCATTCGCTACACTAGAAGATATATCTATCCTGTGGCGTGAACTTAAGGAATCCGAGTACAGCAAGGCGGAGAAGCTTCTGACAGTTGTCTCGGATTCTCTAAGATATGAAGCCAACAAGGTTGGAAAAGATTTGGATAATATGATTGAACAGAATGAGGCGTTGCGGAATGTTGCGAAATCTGTGACTGTTGACGTGGTAGCGCGTACACTTATGACATCGACAGACACAGAGCCAATGACACAGATGTCTCAATCAGCGCTGGGCTATTCGGTGACAGGAACATATCTGATTCCTGGAGGCGGTTTATTCATTAAGAAATCCGAGTTATCCAGACTAGGTCTTAGAAGACAGAAAGTTGGGGTGATGGATATTTATGGCATCGATGATCAAGGGAATTCCAGTAACACTGTATGAGAAGACAGTAATTGGAAAAGATGAATTTGATCGCCCGCTACACCAAGAAATACCAGTGACAATTGAGAATGTGCTTGTAGCTCCGGCATCGACCACGGAAATTCTGAACGCATTGAATCTGACTGGAAAGAAAGCGGTATACAATATCGCAATTCCGAAAGGAGACAATCACACTTGGCAGGATTGCCGGGTAGATTTCTTCGGAATGTCTTGGCAAGTGATTGGGTTTCCACAACAGGGAATTGAAGAGAATATCCCGTTAGAATGGAATCAAAAATGGCAGGTAGCGTTATATGGGTAAGACGAAGATTGTTTTGAACCGTGCAGGTGTTAGAGAGTTAATGCAGTCACCGGAAATGCAGGCAATCCTTGTAGAGCATGCGAATAAGATAGCCAGTGCATCAGAAACCGAAGCGTATGTAGCACAGACACGTGCAGTTGTGAAAGTCTGCGGAGATGACGGTAATAACGGATTATTGAAGGCGGTTGGAAAACATGGTGGAAAAAATCGTTAAGGATTATCTGCAGTCCAGTCTTGGAATACCGGTTAGATTGGAAGAAGAGGATGATCTTGGAAATGAATATGTATTGATTGAAAAGACTGGATCTGGCGTAGAAGACCATATAAAACGGGCAACTCTGGCAGTCCAGTCTTATTCTACGTCCCTGTACAGGGCGGCATCGCTCAATGAGCGGGTAAAAGAAGCAATGGAAAAAATAATCGAATTGGACGATATCAGTAGATGTGAGCTTAATACGGATTATAACTACACTGATACGGCAAGGAAAAAATATCGGTATCAGGCAGTATATGATATCGTCCATTATTAGGAGGGATAAGATGAATACAGAACATGTAAGCGCAGGAAAACCGAAAATCGGTGGAGCAATCTATCGAGCACCATTAGGAACCACGCTTCCGACTGATGCCAAAACAGAACTTGATGCAGCATTTAAGGAGCTGGGATACTGTTCGGAAGATGGAATCACAAATTCCAATAGCCCCGAGACAGATAACGTGAAGGCTTGGGGTGGTGATACTGTTCTTGATTTACAGACAAGCAAAGAGGACAGCTTCAAATATAAGCTACTTGAAATCACCAATATCGAGGTTTTAAAAGCGGTATATGGCGATGAGAATGTAACAGGAACATTAGAAGAAGGGATCACAGTAAAAGCTAATAACAGCGAGGCGGAAGCGTGCGCCTGGGTAATCGACATGATTTTGAAGAAAGCGCTAAAACGAATTGTGATTCCCTCGGCAGCAGTTACAGAGGTAGCAGATATTGTCTATAAAGACAGCGAAGCTATTGGATATGAGACAACACTCAAGGCTACACCAGATTCAAGCGGGCAGACTCACTATGAGTATATCATAAAGAAAGGGAAGTAAGATGAATACAGAAAAAAATGAAGTGGCAGCAATTACAGGGACAACGGAAAGTGGATTTCAATACACGTTACCACCAGATGCGATAGACGATTATGAATTACTGGAAGACTTGAGCAGTGTTGATAATGGAGATGCCTCTAAAATTCCAGTAGCTGCCAGACGACTTCTTGGAGACGCACAACTGGAAGCTCTCAAGAATCACGTAAGAAAGGAAAACGGCAGAGTTCCAGCCACAAAAATGGTTGAGGAGATTACACAGATATTCAAGGGATCGCAAGTAAAAAACTCTTAGTCCTCGCTCACATGATAAACATAGATGAAGAAGCATTGATTTGTGATTTCGCAGAAACGTATCACATTTATGATTACAAATCTCTACCGCTACGAACGGTGGGGATTTTTGCGTGTGGGTTGAGGCCGGATTCAAGAATCGGAATGAGAATATCTGATTCAAAACTTACAACAGATCAAACATTATTAGCACTGGTTGCTGATAATACGCGGGCAATCGCTTGGTTAAATAGCTCAGACGGTGCAAAAGGGATTAATCGTCCAAAATCATTGGTAGAGGCACTGATTGGAGAAAAGAAAACCATAGAAAGTGCAATCGAAACGTTCGAAACGGGACAGGATTTTGACGATGAGTGGAGACGACTGACAGGAGGTGAGAAGTAGTGGCAGGTGCAGAACTTGCAAAAGCATATGTGCAGATTATTCCGTCTGCACAGGGAATCAGTGGAAAAATTCAGCAGGCAATAGACCCAGAGGCAGAACCGGCGGGGGCTTCGTTTGGAGGTAAATTAGTCGGAAAGTTAAAAGGGATTATTGCTACTGCAGCAATTGGAAAGGCATTAGGATCAGCAATCAGCGAGGGCGCAAATCTTGAGCAAAGTCTTGGTGGAATTAAGACACTATTCAAGGATAGTGCTGACAAGGTTAAGGCGAATGCTGCGGAAGCCTATAGGACAGCCGGTATGAGCGCGAACGATTACATGGAATTGACCACAAGTTTCTCCGCAAGCCTCTTATCAAGCTTAAGCAATGATACATCTAAGGCGGCAGATGTAGCAGATATGGCTATGACCGATATGTCTGATAATGCCAATAAAATGGGAACCAACATGGAAGACATTAAGAACGCCTATCAAGGATTTGCAAAACAAAATTATACCATGTTGGACAATTTAAAATTAGGTTACGGTGGTACTAAGACAGAAATGGAGCGCCTGCTTGCTGATGCTCAAAAAATAACGGGTGTAAAGTATGACATCAACAATCTGTCGGATGTATATTCAGCTATTCATGTAATTCAAGGGCAGCTGGATATTACAGGAACAACGGCTCAGGAAGCGGCAACAACCATATCCGGTTCTTTCGCCTCCATGAAGGCCGCAGCGCAAAATGTAATGGGTCAGATTGCTCTTGGAATGGACATAAAACCAGCTTTGTCAGCACTGGCAGAGACGATGACAACTTTTCTTGTTGGGAATTTACTTCCTGCAGTATGGAATGTAATTTCTGCACTTCCGGGGGCGTTAGTAACATTTATACAGACTGCTACACCACAGTTGGCAACTGCATTAATGCAATTTGTGCCAGAGATTGCAACACAAGTCCAAACCGCATTGCCACAGCTATACGAAATGGCAAACGGAATGCTGCTACAGATTACAACTGCAATCCAAACAAATCTTCCAGGGCTATTACAACAAGGTGTTGAAATCGTAACTAATATTGCAAATGGAATATTGCAGAATATTCCTCAATTAATTTCGATGGCAGCAACACTGATGGCTAATTTTGAAAATGCGATATGGTCGGCGTTACCACTTGTATTAGCAGCAGGAGGAAAACTAATCCTCAATCTAGTTAATGGAATTATTAATAATCTTCCACAGATTGCAACAGCTGCAGCTCAAGCAGTGGCAAAAATGACGGCAACAATCGGACAGAATCTACCGCAGGTTCTGCAGTCTGGTATTGAGATTATTGGAAAGTTGGCGGCTGGATTAATTCGAGCAATCCCAAGCCTTATAGCTCAGATTCCTCAAATTATTTCTGGAATTCGAAGCGCGTTTTCAAATGTTGATTGGGGGACTATTGGTCACAATATTATCCAGGGAATTGCGAATGGACTTAGAAATGCAGGACATATGTTGTGGGAAGCTGTCAAGGGAGTGCTTGGAAGTTTTAAGGATAATGTACTGTCGTTCTTCGGAATCCATTCTCCTTCTCGTTGGGGTATATATGTCGGAGAGATGATTGACACTGGTTTTGCAAAAGGAATTATAGGAGAGCTTCCTTCTATTACTTCAGCAGTCTCTAAATTACAGGACATTGCTACAAGCCCATTTACAAATACAAATCTGAATTATGATTTACAGGGAACAGCAAACAGCTCCAGAACATCAGGAAATGAGACGGCAAGTCGACTTGATACTTTAATTGCATTATTAAGAGCAATTATTGCGATTATAGATGGAAAACCAAGTGGAGATGTAAGCGAACGAGAACTGATTCGAGCATTAAGAGATATGGGGGTTGTATTCGAATGATAGAAATCAAATATGTATGTTCTAATGGAAAAGAATACAATCTTGTGGGTGACCGGATGAGACCAACGTCCGGTTACTTCCACGATTATGAATGGAAACCAATGACTACAAATCAGGAAATTGGAGCAGATGTATACGGGTTTGAAAAAGAACCAAAAACATATCAAATCACATTAACATTCCGTGGACCACTGGAAGAACGCAAAGCCAAGATGGACGAGTTGACAAACTGCTTTGAGTATGACGTTGTAAATCTTACTCCAGGGCGCATATGGTTTGGAAACTATTATATTGATTGTTATATTAAGGATATGTCCAGCAAAGTGTCATCTACCCGGAACTGCTGGACAGACATGGAACTCGGTATCTACTGTCCATATCCTATGTGGGCAGAGGAAGAATCTAAGAGCTTCTATCCGGATAGTGCGGACAAGGGGGGAATTTATAACTTTTTAGATTATCCATATGATTATCAATACGACTATTCAAAACCATTATCCGGAACAGAGCATTGGTATGTAGATCATTACAGAAGTAGCAATTTTCAGATGACTATCTATGGCCCGTGTGCGAATCCAAGAATTACCATTGCCTGGCGGGTCTATCAAGTATACGATACGCTTGAAGCACATGAGTATATTGTTATTGATTCGCGTAAAAAAACAATCATAAAAAGACTTGCTAATGGTACAGAGCAGAACATTTTCTACAAGAAAGCAACCGGTAATTCTATATTTGCAGAAATTCCGGCAGGAGATATCTTAATAAGTTGGAGCGGAGAATTCGGTTTTGACATTGTGGTGTACAAAGAAAGGAGTGTACCGGAATGGATCTCATCAAAACAGATCAATACGGAAGGCAGATCGGCTATGTCCAGGGTGCAAATATAGATTTCGAAGTCGGAGCTGATGAAGCCGACAGTATTAATGATTTTGAGATTGAGCTTAAGCGTTGGAATTGGGATGGGTCTATTAGATATGGAACTAGAGTATTTTCACCGGATACTGAGTATGGCGGAATTGTCCGAGAAATCAGCACCGATACAAGCACCAATGTAATCCGTGCAAAAGGAGATACCTGGCGTGGAATGATGACCAAAAAGATTATACAGCCATTAAGTGGCCAAGATTACGCAACAGCATCTGGGGAACTTAATTCAATCATAAAATCCAAGATTGAAGCTGAGTTCCCTGGACTCTTTTATGGCGTTACTGCAGATACGGGTGTTACAGTGAACAATTATCAATTTGACCGGTATTGTACCTTGCATGCTGGACTGGTTAAGATGTTGAAATCAGTAGGATATCGACTGGATATCAGATACCAAGAAGGTGATGTTGGTATGGCCGGATATGTGAAAGTGAGTGCTGTTCCAATCAACGATCTGTCATCAGAGTATGAGCTGACCAATGATAATAACATGAATTTCATAACTGACGATAACCGGCGCGGAATCAACCATCTGATTTGTCTTGGAAAAGGGGATTTAAAGGACAGGTTGGTTATACATCTATACACTGATCAGAACGGTACAATTTCGGAGACTCAGCAATATTTTAAGGGAGCAGAGGAAATTGCGGCTATATATGATAGCAGCGGATCAGAAAGAGATGACCTGATTAAGAATGGAATTAAGGAACTGGAAAGCAAGAAGTCAAGTATGTCTTACAACATGACCATGACTAAGTTGGAAGGAAATATCGATCTAGGAGATATTGTTGGAGGAAAAGATTATTTGACCGGAATTAGCATGAAGAAACCGATTGGTCGAAAGATATGGACAATATCCTCCGGGAAAGAAAAAGTAGTGTATAAACTGGAAGGAGAGAGATAATGGAAATAATTACAGGATATACAGGAAAGCCCCATGTAACATCAGAACAGGATAGAGATGTAAATATTGGAGTTGTGGGAGAAGAATCTTATGTACTGCAGACTGGAATGCAGTTGGCAGCAGAGGTATCTTCCAACAATGAAATTAAAATCAGAGACGGTGTGTTGATGCATCAAGGGTGCACAGCATCAATCAAGAAAAATACATATGACTCTCTTACTATCATCAATGGTAGTCAGGGAATGAAGCGTATTGACTTGATTGTTGCTAGATACGAAAAGAACCAAGACAATAGAACAGAAGGTCTTGACTTGAAAGTTATCCAGGGAACACCGGCGGAATCAAACCCGGTAGTTCCCGAATATACAGAGGGAGATATTCAGGCTGGTGATTATGTGGCAGACATGCCAATGTACCAAGTTATTATTGATGGACTTAATATTACAGAAGTCAAAAAAGTGTTTGAAGTCGCCCCATGTATTGATGCTCTGAAGAAAGAGATTGCTGAATTAAATAGCAATAGCATAATTAAATCTGGTCATAATGATAATGGATATTATCGCAAATACGCTGATGGCACACTTGAAATGTGGGGAAGTAAGCGTTTTGAGAATATAAATATGCAAACTCCAGATAATTGGAATTATNTAAATAGCAATAGCATAATTAAATCTGGTCATAATGATAATGGATATTATCGCAAATACGCTGATGGCACACTTGAAATGTGGGGAAGTAAGCGTTTTGAGAATATAAATATGCAAACTCCAGATAATTGGAATTATTATTCTGGTGGAAGAGTTGATGTTCCCCTCCCAAGGGAATCCAAAACCTGGGTTTTAGTTACAGCAACAGCAGCCGGATCATGTGCTCCTTGGATTTCAATTCCACAAAATGGATTGGGAACAGATTTATTTCAAGCATGGATATATTCTTCAAACAAATCTGCAAGCGAAACAATTACGATTTTTTGGCGTTGCTTTGGAACATGGAAATGATTTGCTTATCGCTGTTTCTGACTAAAATGCTTATGGATATATGTAAATTATTCTGTAATTAATGCGAACACTACAGCTTAACTTTTGAGCAAAATACTGATAGATACTACCTTGCCAGATTTCTGCCCCTAAAAAGCGTGTATTCGTAGCTTCATTGTCACCGTTACATGTAGCTATGCTGAGACGGGTTATACTGTATGACTGACCCAAAATTTCATTCAGTTCATCTTTGTTTATTAGACATGTATAATCTGTTCCAGATACATTTTTAACAGCAGAACCAGATACGACTCTTATTTTCCCGCCACATAGATCGTATATTTGCTGAGAATCATCATTTTTTATAATTTGTATTGTTTTGCTATTTAATTAAGCAACGAATCGTGGCAATGTATTTTCCTTTTTCGTGCTACCATGAAAGCAAAAAGGAGATTTGTATGGAGCAGAAGATTATGGAGGTACTAAGGCGGATGCAACCGGTTCTGGAGGAAGGATTGCTCCGGGAGCTTAAGAATGTGCTGCACATGGTATTCGCTGGGTGCGACGTCGCACAAAAGACAGAGGTACAATGCGTGGATGATTCCTGGAGGATTGACCTGGAAGATTACTTAATGTCTAAGGCATTGGAGGGCAAGAGTACTGATACGGTTAATCGGTATCGATATGAGCTGACAAGATTGTTATCATACATCAATAAGGCAGTAGCAGATATTACAGACGGAGATATATCCAGATATATGCGAGCCTACAAGAATATCCGGGAAGTCAAGAACAGCACACTCAAGGGAGTACGTGCAGTGTACAGTAGCTTTTTCGTGTGGCTCAGAGACAGAGATCGGGTAAGGCGCAACCCAATGATATTGGTGGAATCAATCAAGGTAGAGAAACGCGTCAAGCGCCCGTTCACAGACACAGAACGGGAGAAATTACTCCGGAGTTGTGCCACTATCCGGGACAAGGCTATGATGGAATTTCTGTATTCGACAGCAGTCAGAGTGTCGGAGCTTGCCAGTCTTGATATTGATGATATCCGGTGGAGCACCAAGGATTTAATTGTATACGGTAAGGGTGGAAAAGAAAGGACGGTGTACCTGAATGAACGCACGAACATGTATCTGCAGGAATACCTGCAGAGCAGAACCGATAATAATCCAGCATTATTTGTAGGACTTAAGAGTCCACACAATCGGTTATCGAAGGCTGGAATAGAAGATATGATAAGACGTACCGGAGAACGTGCAAGAGTCGAAAAGGCTCATCCACACAGATTTCGAGGTACGTCCATTACTAATGCCATTAACAGAGGCATGCCGTTACAGGAAGCTTCTATCATGGCAGGACACGCCAAAACTGAGACGACAATGCTCTACTGCAGCGTTGATCAGGAATCGGTGAAATATCACCACAAGAAATATTTAAGCGCATAGCTTTTTTACCACAATTCACACTCACTTCACACTCGGCAATGGTCGGGTGCTTTTGTTATGCGCTTTTATATAGTAACCCGAAAACAAGATTGAAAGGAGGAGTACTTAATAAAATAGCAAAAGTCCAAAGGTTTTTAAATCCTCTGATAGTGACTTTATATCATTCGTAGCTCCGTTTGACTGTATTGCAATCGTTTCTTTTTCGTGCGCAGGTTGGGGCATGAATGGAGAATTTCTTGAGTTTAAAATCAAAAACGATCAAGGCATATTACAAGAAATGTTCGTTCATACTGGCGCTTGCTCTGGAAACAACAATGTATACATCCCATTAAATGCAAAGAGCGGTTTTTCTGGGTTAAAAAAAGGTAGCTCATACAGTTTTTCAAGGCAAAACTTATATAGTTCCTTTGGCATGAGCTGGAACCGTCAGTGGTCTGTGGTGTGCCTGCCGATTTGATTTACTCGTAAATAGCTAACAAAGTGACGGTCGTAGTGCCTCCAAGTCCGTCATAGTAATTCTGATTGACTCTAGCATAGACATATGTCCAATCCGAAGTGGCTTGAATAGCGGTTTTTCCGTAGACCAAGGCATTATTAGAATTAGCTGTTGCTCCACAGATGCAGTCTACAATTTTATTACCTTGTGTCATCAAAGCAGCGATTTCATTTGAAAAATCAACAAGGATATTCGTCTCTGATGGTACGGTTTTACGAAAGCACTTTACTTTCATATTGCTATTTTATTAAGTATTCCTCCTGGAAAGGAGTAACAATTGAAGATTATTTTCAATGACGCAACGGAACTGGTTGTCCAGTCTGCAACAATTCGCGGAGACGGAGGACTACTAATCAAAACGATTTCTGATACAGAAGCGAATTTGAAAAACATGTTCCAGGATCAGACGAAAACCAAGAAGATGACCGTGACAGAACGGGAGTCCACATTGGGGGAGTATGAGAATTACACCAATATGGACGCTATCGTGAAGTATACGGCTGGAATTATCGGTGTGATTCTCTACAAAGTTGGCGAGACACCAGCAGAAAAAATGGAGGCTTTAGCATCAGAGAATGCTGGACTGAAAAAGACTGTTGATATGCTCCAGGAATGCATTCTTGAAATGTCAGAGTTGGTATATCAATAATGGTAACTCTATTAACAAATTTATTCATATTATTACAAAACAATGGAGGTAAAGAAATGATGGCAATGTTATGGGCACAGCAGATTATGTTAGGAAAGAAAACTTATAAGCAGGTACCGAGACTTTTAAAGGATAAGGTAAAAGAGATTCTGGAAGATTCTGGAATGGGTGAACTTGTTACAGAAGCGACAGAGTAGGAGGGCAACGTAGATGGCAGTAAAAACAGTACAATATATATTTAATGGTCAGACATATAATCTGACATTTGATGCATCTACGGGGGAGTATAAAGCAACAGTCCCGGCGCCTAGCAAATCCAGTTACTCACAAGATGGTCATAAATATGGGGGCTCTGTAATAGCTACAGATGATGCCGGAAACTCAACTACAATAAATCAAAGTGATGCTACTTTAGGAGCAAATCTGTTACTTCGCGTCCTTGAAAAAGTCGCACCAACACTTGCTTTCACATACCCGACCGCTGGCGCGTATATTACAAACGCAACTCCAGCTATTAGGTTTAAGGTGACAGATAATGACTCTGGGGTAAATCCAGATACAATCGTTATCAAAGTTGATGGCGCAAAGGTAACAACCTCATTTACAAAAACAGCAGTCACAGGTGGTTACGAGTGTTCCTACACTCCAGGAACAGCATTGGCGGATGGTGCGCATACTATTTCAATCGAAGCATCTGATTTTGATGGAAACGCTGCAACAGCTAAGACAGTCACATTTACGATTGATACAATTCCACCGACACTTACACTTACAAATCCAGCAGATGGGCTTATCACAAATAAATCCACTCTGGTTGTATCTGGTAAAACAGACGATGTAACATCTAAACCTGTAACAGTTACAGTCAATGGAACGGCGGTTGCAGTTAACTCGGATGGTACATTCTCAAAAGAGATTACGCTTGTCAATGGTTCTAACACAATTACCGTTGTTGCAAAAGACAAAGCCGGCAAGACTACAACTGTTACACGTAAGGTAACACTTGATATCGGTGCACCTGTATTCAAGGGTATTACTCTTACACCGAATCCAGTTGACTGCGGTAAGACATTCATTATCTCTGTTAAGGTGACAGACTAAGGAGGTACCGTATGATTACGAAAGTAATCGGTAAGGTCGATGGAAAAGAAGTTATCTTTGAGCGTGCAGAGGGGGACTTGTGGAATACCACAGTCCCTCTTGATTTAGATGGAATGTATGTGGTTGAAGTCACAGCTTATGACGATGCGGAAAACGTAGCGTATTGTACAAAGATGCTGTTGATTGTGGATCCAGCTACGCTATGCGCTCAGCTTGTCGCGTTTGATTATTTTGCCGAAGTCGTTCCGGAAGAGTATGATGCCATCATACAAAATGATGATTTTCAAGTAGAAGCAGTGTATCCGTGTCATCATGGAAGGGGGTGTTGCTGTGAATAAGGTAAAATTCATTCTAGGAGAAGATAAGCATGTAAAACTTCTGATCAGAAGTCCCAACGATGAACCATTCACGATATTAAGCGCCCATTACAGTCTACTCAGGTACGGGGAAGCGGAAGCGAGCGGAGAGTGCGAGATAGATGGTCATTATCTTGACGTGAAAATCTCGCCACAGAACAAGGCATGCTATGTGTTGGAAATCACATACGTGGTTGGTGATTCGACGAGAAAGGCAAGGATAGAAGTGGAGGTAATCTGATGCTTGAAATTACAAATGTGAAGTTAAGCAAGAACACGGTGAATACTGGAGAAAAATATGTTATTTCCGTGGATATTAATGAGATAATAGATTATCCTTACGACTATCCTTATGACTTTCCTGTATCGTGCACAAGAAAAGCAGAGCCTAAAAAATAGGTGAACGCATGGAAATCAGAGCAAGACCGTAAGGTCTTATTTTTATACATTAAAATAAGGAAAAGTTGCACATGATTAAGTTTTTATCAGAAAATTGGGCATTATTATCGTTCGTGATATCAGCAATTGCATACATATATTATCAGGTGATTGCTATGCGTAAAGGAATACGTGCACTACTTAGGGCGGATTTGATACGCCTCTATAACAAGTATCACGACGATTATGGCTATTGTCCTTTGTATGTTAAGCAGTCACTGGAAGACGAATATAAACAATATCACACATTAAAAGGGAATGGTGTAGGCACGCAAATATATCATGCGCTTATGGAGCTGCCTACAGAGCCACCCCATGAAGGAGAGGATTAATGATGTTTAAAAATTGTGTATTTAAAGTATCGGTAGATACAAAGAAGTGGATCAAAAAAGCTGGAATCAGAGCAGTGAAGACGGTAGCGCAGACATTTATTGCTACGATCGGAACAGCATCCTACTTAGGAGCTGTCGATTGGAAGCTGGTTGTGTCAGCATCCGTATTAGCAGGTGTGCTTTCGGTGGCAACATCTGTAGCAGGATTACCAGAGGTTGAGGGCGAGTAATCGTCCTCTTATTGATAGGAGTGATATT